ATAGTCGATCGCGTGCTGCAGTATATGCCGGACACCGTTTCGGCCGAAGCGCAAGCAGCGCAGGAGTTCTTCGTAGATAAGTTACACGAAGCGCTCGTAGCTAAAGGCTACCCGTCACATACGCGATTAAAGAAGATATATCAGCGCTCCCGTAAAGAGTTGCGGATTGAGGCGATGCTGCCGGATATCGAGAGTCGGACGATACAGTTTTCGCGCCGACACGCACTTTTACTCGAGCAATTCGAACAATACGGCACTAACTCGCATGACGACGTAATTGACGCTTTAGAAATGGCGATAGCGGCCGTTAAACAAAAATCACGCGTAGTTACGACGTCATCGAAACGACTACGTTAAGAGAGGAGGCGTTAACTGTTTCGTACAATCCCGATCACTTAAACGCGATAATCATGCGGCTCGACCAGGTAATGCTCGGCGAGACCGAAGTTGAGCGGATTAATCGCGTAATTCGTAATTACGAACGATACGAAGGACGTCAATACTTCGATACGCAATACGCGAAGCCTGACGGTTTGGAATACGATCCGACTACGCTTACCGTTAACTTTGACCGGTTGCTCATCGATACGATGGCCGCGTGGGAGTTCGAAATGGCTCCGAAATACGACGTTGAACCGGACGTTATCGACGATCCGATCGATATGGTAACGGAGGGATACGCGCCAAGCACGTTACAGGATACGGAGAACAGACGGGCAGCCGCGAAAGAACAGCTTATCAACTGGGTACACGGCGATAACCGTACGCACGAGAAGCTGTTGGAGGCCGCGAAGGACCGTAAGATCGCCGGCACCGTATGGGCGAAGTTACTTTACGATAAGCGCACCGGTAAACTGCGCATCTTCTTCCGTCCCGATACGGAAGTCATTGCGATATACAATCCGGAGGATCCGGACCAACTCGAAGAGGTTCACTTCGTCGCGTACCTGGACTTAAACTCTACGCGCCTATGGAAACAATCGTATTACCTCGAATGGAACGAAGACGACGGTCAGTACGAGTGTTTTATCGAGGAAGCCGTATATGGTATCGAAGAGGACGCGGAGAAAAAGCGTACGGTTGTACGTATCATTGAGGATCGCGTACCGAAAACGTCAATGGGACTCGATTTCATTCCGGTCGTTGAGATTCCGAACGAACGGTTAGCGGGCATGGCGCGCGGTTACTCGGAGATCGAGAAGTTCGCGGATATTACCGACGAGATTAACCGTAAGTTATCGGACTATAGTGACGCGATTCGCTTCGAAATGTTCGCGATAACATTGCTTACTAACGTAGATGATGACCGCGGATTATCGGTTGCACCTGGCGCTATGTGGAATCTGCAAGGAGCCGGTGGCCTACTCGAAGGTGAACGTCCAGACGCGAAGAAGCTCGAGAGCAACTTCAAGTTCAAAGAAGCGACCGAAGCATACATCGACCGCTTATACGCTAACCTTCATAAGATCGCGGAAGTCCCAACGGTTAACACTGCGGAAATGAACGTCGGCGGCATTAACGATATGGCCGTTAAGCTGTTATTCAGCGCGATTATCTCGAAGACGCAGCGCTCGTGGATCATATGGCGATCGCGATTGCAGCAATTAAACGAATATATCTTACGTTACATGAAGGCGCGGGTTGATGATCCGCGTTTTTCTTATGACCGCGATATGGTACGTAAAGTCGACGGTAATTACACAAACACGGTCCACTTCCGCTTACCGCTTCCGGAAGATCAAGTCGCGCTGATCACGCAACTGACTACGGAGATGGCTTCGGACCTGGAATCGATAAAGGGCGCATTGGCGCGGCGTGGCGTTGAGAATCCGGAGGCTAAGTTGATGGAGATACTCGCTGAACGTAAGCTATTACGCAGTCAAACGGATCCTTACCGCGATGCAAGTGACGCGGATCCAACGGCTGAGTAACGCAATTGTCCGAACGTACATGACGTAAAACTGCTACGGTTAGCTATACGATAGGCGACGGCCTTTAAACGGGAGGATAACGATGACAAACGAATTAGAACGCAAGTTTCCGATAAAACTCGATCTGCAGTTGTTTGCGGAAGGTGACGATGATCCCGTAGGTGATCCGCCACAAGACCCGCCAGCACCGAAGAAGCTCGAACTAACGCAGGAAGAGTTTGACGCGAAGATTGCGGAACGTCTCGCCCGCGAACGTAAAAAGTATGCGGACTATGACGAGGTTAAGACGAAGCTTACTGATTATGAGAAGGCCGAAGAAGAACGTAAACGCGCTGACATGACGGAGCGTGAACGTTTGGAAGCTGAAAAGGCAGAAGCGTTGAAAAAGGCGCAGGAAGCCGAAGAAGGCCGCACGAAAGCGCTGGAATCCGCAAATAACCGGTTGGTTAAGGCGGAGTTTAAGCTTATTGCGAAGGAGCTCGGCGTTAAACCGGAAGCGCTCGATGATGCGTTCGTTCTCTCTAACCGACAAGGTATTACGGTCGATGACGAGGGCAACGTACAAGGAGCGAAGGAGGCGGTCGAGTCGCTGCGTGAAAGCAAACCGTACCTGTTCGGAAGCAAGCAATACGGTGATCCATCGCCAGGTAACCCACCGAATCCTCGACGTGATGCTGGTGCAGATAAGCAAGCGAAGCTAAAAGAGCTCGCGGATATTGCGCGTAGATCCGGCCGTATTGAAGACAAAATGGCTTACGCAGAATACAAACGTGAAATTGAATCCTAACAGTTATTAAAGGCGCACCTCAAATTGGGGATGCGTCTTTTTTATAACTCAAAATCCAAGGAGGAATACCCTTAATGGCTAAAATTTTCAATGCAAACATCGTAGGTAAGAAAGAATCCGTAGTTGATGAAATCCTGTTGCTTAACCCGCACCAAACACCGCTGCTTAACGCACTCGGCTTCGCTGAAGCAGTAAACGCGGTAGAACACGTATGGTTCGAGGACGAAATGTTCGCGGATGAAACAACAACTACAGCGTCTGCACTCGTAGGCGACACGGCTGTTGTAGTGGCTGACGTTACACCATTCCGCGTAGGCAGCGTGATTAAGATCGTTGACGAACTGCTTAACGTAACCGCAATTAATACGGGGACAAAGACGCTGACTGTAACGCGCGCATACGCATCAACTACTGCAGCTGCGGTGGCATCCGGTGCTAAAGTTGAGTTCTTGTTCGATGAAGGTACGGAAGGTGCGGACGCTCGTGCAGCACGTACGAAACCACGCGTTCGTAAATCGAACCTGACGCAAATCTTTACGGACTCGATCGATATCTCCGGTACAGCTCAAGCGGTTGCTCAATACGGCATCGACAACCTGTACGAATACGAGAAACAGAAGAAACAACTTGAACTGGCGTTACAACTCGAGAAGGCACTGATCAACGGTACTTTCTACGAAAACGGCCAAGTTCGTCAAATGCGCGGTCTGCGTAACTACATCACGACTAACGTAACTAACGTTGCCGGTGCGTTGACTGTCGATAAAGTTAATACGCTAGCACAAACGATCTATGACGCGGGTGGTTTCGCAACTGGCGGAGACTACAAAATCATGGTCGCAGCGAAGCAAAAGATCGCTCTTTCTAACGCGGACGCAACGAAAGTTCAACTTACTCGCGGCGAGAACAAACGCGGTCAAGTCGTTGACTTCATCGTTACAGATTTCGGCGAGTTCGAGATCGTTCTTAACCAAAATCTCGCAGCAGACGAGTTGTTCCTTACTGACGCGAACCGCCTGTCTATCCACCCGCTGGTTACTCGTGAGTTCAGCCATACGTACCTCGGTACTAAAGGCGACTACCAAACTGGCCAAATCATCGGTGAGTACACGTTCAAGGTTGAGCAAGAGCGTGCGCACGGCCGCCTGAAAGGCTTGTCGTAATCGTAACGGAATCATATACGGAGGCGCGCAGCGTATTGTTGCGCGTCTTATCTTTTTAACGGAGGTATAACGAATGGCTAGATTCGAATCGCCGCGGTATAAGGAGCTCGGCTTCTACGTTGGTGACAACTACCGCAAATTTAGCGGAGGCATTTACGATACGGATGACGCAGAAGAAATTGCAGTCCTCTCCGGCATTAACGACGCTGTTCGCGTAGATGAACCGGAAGAGGAAGCGGTTAAGCCGGCACGCACTCAAACGAAAGCTAAATCGAAGGAGTGACGTAGCATGGCGATTGCAGAACGGTTAACGAAGCGGTTCCGTAACGTCCCTGGCGTTGCTGAGACGGACGTTACCGACTGGATCGCCGAAGCAGAGACGGAGTCAGGGCTTACGGCAGGAGAGGCGCAAGATAACGCACTCTTATACCTGGCGTATGCGCTCGGCTGCGAATCCATTGCAACGGATGCAGCTCGGTACTTCACGTACAAAGACGGTGAGGAGTCCGTAGATAAAACGGCAGTATTCGCTAATTACACGAAGCTCGCAGATATTGCGCGCTTAAGATATTCCCGTTATAAAGGCGGCGGCACTTCGTTTATGTACGCGCCAGCACGCTATGACGGCAGATAAACGTAGGAGGTGCGCCGCTTGACGGAGAATGAGCGCAAATTAGCAGAGTTACTCGAGAAGGCGGCGGCCGGCTACGGTAAACTTAACGCTCAGCAACAAAAATTCGCTGTCGGTGAAATTGACCGTACGCGTCTCGAACTCATCGAATTGCTCAACGAATACGCGGGAAAAGACGGTACGATACCAAGAGGCCGCGTCAATACGTTACTGCGCGATTTGGCTGAGATCGAGGATAACATACGGAAATATGGAACGTCAGCGCTCGATAGCATTATTAAAGAAACGGCAAGTTACGGTACAGCAGCGGCAGAAGCAGCGGTAATCAAAACGGTAGGCGACTCGGCGGGACTCGGCATCTCCTTTAACCGTATGAACGCGGATGTATTCGAATACGTTGTTAACCGCTTTGACACGGACGGCCTCGTGCTATCCGATCGTATTTGGCGTATGGCTGGCGAAACGCGAGACGAACTAAACAAAGTTATACGCTCGGCGATTATTCGCGGTCAGGACCTCAAAACGACGGTGGCGCAGGTACGTAGTGTTTACGCTAACGATACGTGGAAGATTAAACGGCTCGTGGTTACGGAGGGTAATACGGCGTACCGCACAGCAGACGCTATATATGCGCAACGATCGGACGTAGTAAGCGGCATGCAGATACACCGCGGTAAAGCTGACCGTCCGAATCACCGCTGTACGGTACTATCACGCGAGGACAATTACGGAATGGGAACGGGTATTTATCCGCCTAGCGCTACGGAAATTTACAATCCGCATCCGAACTGTACTTCGTTCCTCACGTACGTTTTAACGTAAGGTGGCGATAAAAATTCTAACGACAAATGACGTAGATTGGGTTCGCGCCAATAGAACGGAAATACTTATGAACCGGACCGTTGAGGTTACGGTTTTATTTAATTCCGCAGGAGGCTACGATCCTTATACGGGAGAGCCAATCGCAGGTGAACCGGTAGCCGAAACGGTTGCTGTCGTATGGAAACCGGTTACTGAACGCGATTTAGTTAACGGAACAGAAATACGGAATGGCGACGTTAAAGTATCGTTTATGTCCGATGTTAACCTAGCGGATATTGTGCGTCTGACTAAAAGCGGAGTTGAGTACGCAGTTTTCACCGCTGACGAACTCGGCCTTGGTGGTCCTAACCGTTACGAGTGCGTAGTAAGGCAGGTGACGTAATGCCCGGCATTAACGTTAAGGTCAAAGGGCTCGACAAAGCGTTGCAGTCCGCTAAGGAGATTCCGCAGAAACTTCTCAAAGAGCTCGATGACGAAACGGAACGCGCTGCCTTACGTGTGGTTAACGAAGCTCGGGTTAACGCTCCTGTACGGGATAGCTTCTTGGTAAACTCGATCAAAGTTTACGAGAAGAAGACGTTACTTCGTACGGTTGGGTCTGACCGTCCGTATGCGCAACGCCAGGAATACGAGCACCCTACGAAAAAGGGTTTCTTCCGTAAGGCGCTATATAAAGAGCGCGACACTTTCCGCAGCGCGATCGAGAACGTTATTAAAAAGGCGGGTGATTAACGTTGATTCACGCGCTTACTTTTTCCATCATCGAGCATTTGAAGGCGAGCATTCCGGACGTAACACAACGCGTTATATGGCTCTACGATGGCGTAACGTTAACCGGCAAAGTAAAGCCGTTCATTACCGTTGAGCAACTCGTGAACAATGGCGCATCTATAGCGGCTGGTCGACGTGATTATTCGCAGACGTACGCATTACAAATCGGTGCCTATACGCGATCCGTAGCAGAACGCTCGAAGCTACCGGAGGTAATCGAACGGGCGTTGCGCGAGCCTATACCGCTATTTAATACGGACGGTGCTTCGCCGGTACTAACTGCGCAAACATTCGCGGCGAGCGTCACGGGAATCACTCCGATTTCACCGGAAGATGTAAACGATGAGACGAACAAACACCGCGCTTACCTAGACGTAGAAATAACATATTACGTAAATAGTGACGGCTTGACCTTTACGCAGTAAGTGCGAAGGTGAAGCCGTTTTTTCATTTGAAGGAGGGCGCCAAATGGCAAGCACAAAAACAGGGCAATTCGCGAAAGTAACAACGAAGGTCGGATCGGCATCGGCCGTAAACCTCGCTAAACTGCGCGAATGGTCGGTATCGGTAGAGTCCGAAAAAATTGACGCAACAGCAGCGGGTGACGCTTGGACACGTAATTTAACGGGAGTTCTTTCCTGGAGCGGTGAGGCTACGTGTGTCGACGCGGATCCGTACTGGCTCGATCTAGTTACGGCAACTACGCCGGTTACGATCGACTTCTTCGACCACGAGGACGACATTAAGCCGAAGTACCGCGGAACTGCGCTAATCGATTTCGAACGTACGTCTCCGTACGATGACGTCATTGAAGTCAGCGTTACATTTACGGGCGATGGCGAACTGGTCGACGGAAGCACAATTACGCCTTAATTTAACAACGCCAAAATAGCGGACGTATTCCGCGACAAGCACGCGACCGAGGCGTGTTTTTTGGCGTTCACTCTCGGTGATTAAAATAAACGATACCATTCGGAGGTAATCACATATGACAACGAAATTTGACGTTAAAGCACTGCGCGAAAAGGCACTTCAGACGGACGATATTAAGCACGGATCGGTATACGTAGATGAGTGGGACGCGGAGTTTCCTGTACGCTCACTGTCCGGCAAGGGATTGAAAGACGTGCTTGCGAAGTCGAAGAACGCAAAAGGTGACCGCGATGAGATCCGTATGTCGCTGCTGGCGGCAATTATCGGATGTGCGGACGAGACCGGTACACGCGTATTTGATGATACGGACTTGGCCGTGTTTGAATCCGATAGCAAATCCGCAGCTCCGATTTTGAAGATCGGTAAAGCGGTGCTCGAATTGTCAGCGCTAAGTGACAGCGCACAGGCAGACGCAAAAAAGTCTTAAAAGCGGACCCGTCGCTTTATACGTTATACGCGTTGGCTCACGATAAACATACGACGGTCGGCGCGTTACTCGGGACGGAAAAACGTAAGTTTACGGTTAACTTACCGCCAGCATTGGCGGCAATGTGCGGTCAATCTACGTTAGAAATCGTGGAGGAACGCGAGGGAATATCAGCTCCGGAGATCGCGTTTTGGAACTCATTTTATGAAATTGAAGCGGAGCGAGAAAAGAAAAAACGATAACGATGAAAATCCAGGAGGGCGCAACTAAGGCGTTCTCCTTTTTTATTTGCGTAGAAAGGAGGTTGCAGATACTAGATGTCTGGACTAAATATCGCGTATGAGATATCCGCTTTGGACGATTTCTCGCAAACTTTTTCGAAATTCGATAACGGACTTAAAGGACTAGACAGAGCGTCGGGTTCACTAAAAGGAATTGGCGCAGCTGTAACCGGTGTTGGCGTAGGCTTAGCGGCCGGTCTCGCAGCTGCGATTAAAACTGGCGCTGAGTTTGACGCGCAAATGTCGAAGGTTAAAGCGATAAGCGGAGCCACTTCAGAAGAGTTTAAAGCCATGCGTGAACAAGCGCTATCCCTCGGCGCATCGACGTCGAAGTCAGCATCCGAAGTGGCAACGGGCTTTCAAGAGATGGCCGCCATGGGCTTCAACGCGAACGAGGTAATGAAGGCGATGCCTGGCGTTATTAGCGCGGCGGAAGCGTCCGGTTCGGATATGGCGCAAGTGGCTACCGTTATGGCATCTACGTTGAACATCTTCAGTAAGGACGCGTCAGAAGCGTCGGCAGTTGCGGATATTCTCGCTAAGACAGCGAACATTTCCGCGGCAGATATTACGGATATGCAATACGCGTTGAAATACGCTGGTCCACCTGCGGCCGCGCTCGGTGTTAGCCTCGAAGAGTTATCGGCTTCCATCGGTATTATGACAAATGCGGGCATGGAAGGTGAACAAGCGGGTACGTCACTTCGCGGAGCTCTCCTCGGACTATTAAGCCCGTCGAAACAGAATAAGAAATTAATGACGGCCATGGGCGTTGCGATAACGGACTCAAGCGGGGACTTCGTTGGCATCTCGCAGTTAGTCGAAAATTTATCGAAGTCGATGAGCGGAATGACCGATACGCAGAAGGCCGCGACTCTCTCGCAGTTGGTCGGTAAAGAAGCGGTATCCGGCATGCTATCGCTGATGGCGGCAGGTCCGGCTACAATCGATGAGATGACGGCGTCATTACAGAATAGCGCGGGATCCTCTGCGGAAGCGGCCGCGATTATGAAGGATAACTTGGCGGGCTCTATCGATCAGCTAATGGGCTCACTCGAGTCACTCGCGATTAATATTTCGGACGCACTAACGCCGGCTATACGTGAGATAACGGACATGCTCGGAGGATTAGTCGATTGGTTCAACGGACTGTCGGATAAAACGCAAACGACAATCGCAGTTGTAGCGGCTTTGACCGCAGGCGTTGCGTTACTTGCCGGTCCACTACTGATGCTCATCGGATTCTTACCGTCGTTGATCGCAGGATTCAGTACGTTAATTCCGTTGATAGGCGCGCTTATTGGGCCGGTTGGATTAGTAATTGCGGCCGTTGTAGCGCTCATTGCCATCTTTGTAGCATTGTATAAAAATAACGAGACTTTCCGCGATGGCGTTAATGCTATTTGGCAACAAATAACCGCAGCTTTTAACGTAGCGCTTTCGTTCATCAAGGAGCTCGTAACAACCATTATGACCGAAGTAACGGCGTTCTTTAGCGGTCAGCTTGAAGAGATTCGTAAATTTTGGGATGAGAACGGTGCGGCCATCATGGCGCTTATTAAGAACGCGATGGAATTTGTATGGTCGATTATATCCACGCAGCTCAATCTCATTAAAGGAATCTTTTTAGCTGTGTGGCCAATCATTCAGGACGTAGTGAGAGTAGCCTGGGAAGCAATCAAGTTGGTTATCTCGACCGTACTCGACGTGATTATGGGTATTGTGTCCGTCTGGATTAAGATACTTCAAGGTGATTGGGCGGGCGCTTGGGATGAGATTAAAGATACAGCGAGCAATATCATGGGTAACATCGTAGCCTTTTTCAAAAATATAGACCTTGCCGATATCGGTAGAGACATTATTCAAGGGTTGATTAACGGTATGAAATCCATGATAAATGCGGTCAAGGATACGATATCAACAATCGCGAACAGCGTAAAAGATACCGCTGCTAAAGTTCTCGGCATCCACTCGCCATCGCGCGTATTTATGGAACTCGGCGGTTACACTGGCGATGGTTTTGCGATCGGTATAGCGAGCACGATTAGCGCAATCCAATCCGCTACAGGCTCGCTCGCGAACGCAGCGATTAACGGAGCGTCATCGGAAGCACCAATCAGCGTGGCACGTTCGAGTATCGCAGACTCTCGCGCAGCATCAGCGGCCGGACCAACGTTCGTGATTAACGCGGCGTACGTTGACCGCGAAGCACTTACGCGGTTCGCTACGGAAGTCAGTCGCGTACAGGGCCGCGCGATAGGAGGTAAACGCTAATGGCGATGGAAGTCGCGATTTACGATTACGACCTCGACGAAACGATCAGCGTTACCGAGCGTGTGCAGAGCGTTAGCATTAAAGAGACGATAGACGGAGCGTCTACGATTGACGTCGCTATAATCAACTTATCGGAAACACACGCGATGAGCGATATCGCAGTTACTTACGGTGGCGCGGCGATATTCGTCGGCGTTATCGAAGATCAAACGGATGAACTACGCGGTGGGGCTCAGCTCTACCGCTTTTCTACGTGGAAAGGTACGGACCGCTCGCTAAAGCTGCAGAACCGCATTGTTAACCGTATCTACGAGAACAAGAAAGCGGCGGACATCATTACGGACATCTTTACGCGGTATCCGTGCGGTATTACACTCGCGTCAAATGTCGCTAACACACCGCTCATAGAACGCGTCGACTTCATGTATTTACCGTTGATTGATTGCGTACAGCAACTCGCGGACATTACCGGTTACCGCTGGTACGTTGACGAGGATAGCGCGTTACATTTCTTCCAAACGGACGAAGGTACGGGCGCGACCGTATTCTCCACGACAACGGACGGCGGTCTAACGCGGAACATCCGTAAAGACACGATTAACCTTACGTCGGAGATTAACGATAAAACGGCTAACCGCGTATGGGTTATCGGATCGCAATCGTCTTCACCGCAGTATACGGAGCAATTCTGGACGGGCGACGGTAAGAACGATATCTTCACGATTGCGTTTACGCCGAACTATCCGGAAGTGTACGAGGATGGCGTTAAGAAGACGGTCGAGGTCGATAAAGGATCGCCGTCCGATAAGGATTACGTTTACGGCAAGAAGGATAAGTACCTCAAACGCGTAGGCGGTCCGTTGCCGAACGGAGTACAGCTTCACTTTAAATACCGGCCGACTATTCAGATTATCGACTATTTCGAAGATACCGCGTCGATCGCTAAATACGGTATCTACGAGAAAGCCGTTAAGGATAAGCAGATTACGGAGAAGATGGCGGCGCGGGCACGTGGACGGGCGGAGCTTAAACGTAGGAGTTCGAAGATACGTACGATGTCGTTCGAGACGCTCGACCACGACGTGAAGCGCGGACTTAAATACCGCGTGGTGGTGCCCGAGCTCGACGTGGACTCGTACTGGCTGTGTAAATCCGTGACGACTACGGTAAGCGCGCCCGATACGATTAACGTGACTAAATCGGTCGAGTTCGAGGAGGTAACGTCGTGAGCAGCGCAACAGACATATTAAAGAACCTCGAACGGCGTGTAGGCGCGCTCGAATCCGAACGCCTCGACGATGCCGCGGCCGGTGCGCTAACGTCCATTCTGAAGCTATTTGCGGACTTCGAAGTCGAGGTGAAGCTGAATTACCGCTTACACCGTTATCACCTCTGCGGACAGGTAATCGTAGGGCAGGGCGCGATATCGTGGGACGAGATGCAGGACGTAACGGAGTTCGAATCGTTAGAAGAAGACGATTGGAACGGACTTAGCGCAATGACATGGGACGAATTACGGCACGGTGCGGATTACGATTCGATGAATTACGTGTGGAATGACTTATTTAACTTATACGTATAAAGGACGGTGCAACCCGATTGAGTAGCGATAAAACAACAAACCTTGCGTTGCATAAATGGGCAGGAACGGATCCTGTTGAGCGTACGGAATTTAACGATAACTTCGGTACTATAGATGCGAAGATCGGTGATCACGACATATATAAAGCGGATAAAATATACGTCGATACGCAGTTAGCGAAGGTAAACGGCGGACCGAAAGGAAGTTACGCTACTTTGACCGCGCTTCAGGCAGCGTTCCCTTCCGGAGATGAGCACAACTATATCGTTGCTGCAGATAATAAGTGGTATTACTGGAACAGTGCCGCTTGGGTAGTAGGTGGGGTGTACCAAGCAGCAGTAATCCCACAAAAGTCACAATCGATTGAAATATTATCCGTGAGTAAAGTAGGCAAAAACCTGTTCGATAAGAGCCGAGTGGTTGCGGACACTGACATTACCTCTACGGGGGTTAAGTTCACACGCGTTGGGTATTCAGCAACAACTTACGACATTGAGACCTCAGGCAACACTACTTATGCATTCACAAAAGTAGCGACGGTTGCCTGGTACGATTCCAATAAAGTATTCATCATTAGAAACACAGCAACTATAAATACTTTATTCACTTCTCCAGCTAATGCGGCGTTTATGCAGGTGGGTGCTGCGACTACTGACTTGGGAGCAGTTCAAATTGAGGTAGGTACCAAATTCACCTCATACGAACCGTTTAAGTATATAATCCCTAAAGGCTCTATTGAGAAGCAGGATTTAGATCCGTTGAATGATTTACCAGATGCAAGCATTGCTCCTCAGAAAGTAAGTTTTTTTGAGGAAAGCTTAAATAAATATAACCCGAGCGACTCCAGTGTAAGAGATGGCTATTACTACTCAAACACAACTGGTTACCAAAGCTCAGCCACCTACACTTCATTTACCTTACTTAAAATAAAGTCAGGCGACGTGCTTACTGCGTCAAACAGTATGAGGTACGTCACTTTTGTAAACGGAGCAACAGGAGCAAACAACACCAGTATTCAAAGTGTTACAACAGCCACTGCGCCGTTTGATGGTTATGTGGTTATTTCTTTTGCGCAATCCGTAAAAGCGACATTTATGGTAACTGTGAATGCGAGCTTACCCACGAGTTATCAAGCATACAGTTGGACGGTTAAAAAAGAAAACCTCCCAAAACAAGATAATCCTAACTTAACGGTTGAGCAACTTGCTTTTACAGTTCCTTCTATTAACCTGGCGAATCCTAATGACGCTAATGTCTTGGTTCAATCCTATTTCGGAACACCGAACACTAATTACGACACAACAGGGTACATGAAGGTTTTGAGCGGTAAGACTTATAATTTTGGAGTAAAAGCGCGCGAGATACGGTCATTTGATAACTTTTTAACTCAAGTTACCGCGGAAACGGTAAGTGATGTTTACCAATTTACCGCGACTCACGATGGATACATTCGGGCTGCTGTTTATGGCAGAATCCAAAATTGTATCGTGACAACCGTAGCCAATCCTTCGTTTCAATCCTACGGCTCTAAAATTCCTGACGATCTTTTAACTGTGCCGGACTTTAAAGCCTTCTTGCCGAAGGAAATTTGCGTAGCTGTCGGTAGAACAATCGAACTGTATAATAAGCAAGTCTGTGTCTACGCAGATAGGTATTATTTCGAGTGGATATGTAACGTAGGAGCGAACCTGACACGTAAATTCTCGATTACAGGCACGAGCGCTAACATAGGGGAATACTCACTCAAACTAAATATCCGCGATAAGAATAATAACGTTGTATGGTTCGGTACGACAACTGTAAAGATCGTTAATAACGTAATTACCGCGCCAATAACTGTATGTCCTATCGGCGATAGTCTAACGAACAGTAAACCGTGGTTAGCTGAGACCAGAACACTGTCAGGCAATATGATTAAGTACGTCGGAACTCGTTGGAACGGTGATACACAAGGCGGTAATTTGAACCATGAAGGCAGAAGCGGTTGGTCATACGGAAGTTATATGTCTAACGCGACTTATACATTCGATAACAACGGGGTATCCTCGGCCAACCCGTTCTGGAACCCTACAACCTCAAGGTTTGACTGGAATTACTATAAATCAACGTCTGGTCTTAATCCGAGTACTGTACAGATTTTCTTAGGTACTAACTCGTTGCCTGATTATACTTCAGATTTTACTACCAACGCTGCTGCAGTTGGGATTAAGCAGGTAGTTGATTACATTCGTCAAGATGACGCAAATATCCCTATTTTCGTAGTTAATACTTTGTACAGGCCAAGTCAGAACGGTATCGGAAATACTGTTAACACTGACGGATATAGCGATGCCCAAAACAAGTATAAACTGAAAGAGGATATGAAAATTTTCGGTTTGATGAAGTCATTATCGATTTTGCTTGATTCTTACACGAAGGTTTACTTTATGCCGATCGCACTGGCTCATGACAGCGAGTTCAATTTTGGCCAGCAGAACGTAGCCGTAAACCCGAGAAATTCAGGTGTGACAGAGGTTTATCCGATTGATAGCGTTCATCCTCAAACGCCTGGTTACCTGCAGATGGCGGACATCATGTATTCAACTATCTGCGCGCATCAATAAAAGGAGTTGATCACGCATGGCGTTCGTACCAGACGCGGGCCTATTACGTATTCTCGCGCTAATTGACGCAGATTTAACGCACATCGCCGTAAGTACCGACGCGCCGACCGAAACGGATACGCAGCTCCCTACGGAGTTCGCCCGCAAAGAAGTTACGCTATCCTTTACGGACGGCTTAACGGTCGTCAAGGAAACGTACTTTGACGAAACGGAAGCCAACGGACTTATAGGCGGTTGGGGCACGTTCGGCGTTGGCGCGACAGACTCGGCGAATACGGGCACGTTGATTATCGCGGGCCCATCCGATTTTACGAAGACGAATATCGATAGCTTAACGTTATCGGCGGAAATAACCATACGGAGAGCCTCGACTTAATACGCGGGGCTCTTTTTTATTTACGGGAGAGGTGACGCAATTTGACGGTGTATAACAAAACGGTATGGGCGGATAACGAAACTCCGATATCAGCCGCGAATATGAACAAGATTGAAACGGGTATCGGCGACGCACACGATACGCTCAACGCGGCAACTAGCGCGGCAACACCGGACGTAATCGTAAAGCGTGACGCTAACGGACGTATGAAAGCAGTGGCACCGGCGGCGAGCGATGACGTTGCGCTTAAGAGTACGGTGGATACACACGCGGCTATTACAACTGCGCCGGTTCACGGATCAACGAGCGCAGCAACACCTAACACGCTCGCTCATCGAGACGCGAACGGACAGTTTAACGTAGGGACACCGACAGCGGATACGCATACCGCGACGAAAGTGTACGCGGATAACTTAAGTAAGCACATTGCGTTGAGTGATGACGTTCTATTAAGTAAGCCGGATGAAGTCGGTAATAATGGCGGCGGAGTAGGGTTTTTCCATATAAGCAAGCCGGGAAGATACCGGTTAAAGGGTGAGATACAGTCGGGAACAAACGGATCAAGCGCGGGATTTGACTGTCGCTTTGGACTCGTTTCAGCCGGTAACTTAACTGCGGATAGTGTAAGCGGAGCATCTACTACATCTTCGACATACTCAAGCTTCAGCATCGACTTACCGTATATTCCAGGACACTGCAGAATGTTACTCTATGCCTCGTCGGGAACAACTTGTCGCGTCAGGAATCTCACGCTATGCGGTGTCGAAGTTGTAGGCGATCAAGACGTATTGAGTTAAGGAGGCCGTATGAAACTATTAATCGAATTTGAAGTTGCAACAGGCAAAGTTATCGGAGCGGTTCCTAACGGAATATCCTTCGTTGATCTCGCGGAAACATCCGGTAGCCTTACCGTAGATGACGAGGTGTTATCCGCGCAAATATGGGAATCTCACGTTAACGGAGGCGCGGTCACAATCGTAATAGATGAAGACGGTGCGTTCGTCTCCGCGGACATTGAAACGGTTGATCCGCCGTTACCGCAAAAGACACCGGAGGAACTCCGCATCGAACAGTTGGAATCCGATAACCTTACGCTAATGGAAGCAATCGCGGATCTCTACGAAATGATCTTAGCGGGAGGGGTTGCCGTATGAGTACGAATCCACTCGTACCAATCTACGTTAAATTAATACGCGCTGGCTTACGGACGATTGATACGGTACCGGTTACTGTACGCGAAGAGGTAGCGGCAGGATTAGCGGAGTTAAACGAGGAGGTTACGGTTTGAATAGTCAAATAGCGGTTACTACGGGCGTCGGCATAGCTGGCGCTTTTATTACGTTCGCTTTCGGTCACTGGACGGAGGCGTTAACGTTTCTCTTATGCGTGATTGGCGTCGATATTATCTCCGGCGTCTCTGCGTCTATTAAAGAGGGGCGCGGCATTAGTAGCGCGGTAGGAGCGGTCGGTCTCGCGAAGAAAGGGCTCATGCTACTCGTTATTATACTCGCGCACCGTATGGACGTTTTGCTCGAGTTAGACGACGTAACAATGGGCGCAGCGACGTACTTCTATATCGCGAACGAGATGATTTCGTTAGCGGAAAATTACGGACGGCACGGGTTACCTCTACCGGACGCAGTTAAACGTATTATCACCGTACTTAAGGATAAAGGTGGCGTAAACGATGACGGTACCAAAAACGTTTAGACGCTATACACTCGAAGAGTTTACCGCGTATCTGCGTACGTACATTGGCCGCGTTAAGTTTCCAGAAGTACACGTGCATGGAACGTGGAAGCCGACGATCGCAATGTATCGGAGTAAAGCGGATCCATCGTTTTATATTCAGGCGATGTACCGTACGCATACGCAAGTTAACGGATGGTCTGATATTGCGCAGCACGCTACGATTGATCCGGACGGTTACATATGGGATGGGCGTCCGTTAACGCAAGCACCGGCGTCAGCGACCGGATTTAACGATTCGGATAATGACGGAGTGCATCCGTTCATGTTCGAGATGATCGGTAACTTCGATAAAGGCGCGGAGAAGTTAGAGGGCGCGCAACTACGTACGGCGGTCGGCTTAACGCGTGCACTAGCGGATATGTTCGGTAGCCGCATCGTATTTCACCGCGAGATGACGTCACTCAAAACGTGCCCGGGTAGCGGAATAGATAAAGCGGAGTTTGTCGCGGCAGTTATCGCATATGGAACGGAAAAAGCGGAGGAGGATACGTCAATGACAGCGGATGAGAAGAAGGCGTTTAGCGCGCTCCAGGCTACGGTCGAAGCGCAAGCGGAACGGATTAAAACGTTAGAGGGAACGCTTAAGATGGCGGCAGTACCAACGTGGGCGAAAGCGGCAGTGGATGCGGCTGTCTGCGCGAAACTTATCGATACGCCGGACGGAGGCTCGGAAGACTTCTACCGGTTCATAACGATCATGCACCGGAAAGAGTTATTCTAACGTTATAAGTAACGCGATAACTGTCATAATGTACGAGCCACGCGGAATACGCTAGGGGTAGCGTAGCCCCTACGGGCGTAGCGCTGGGAGCGATGATGGGGATTAACGCCCTATTGTCGCTCCCTTTTTGCGTTACATCGTCCAAAAATCGTCAGCCTTTACGTCCTTACCCGTTAGTTTTCGCGCAGCATCTACTAACTTCCGCATCGTCGTACCGCTCGGGTATTGATCCGTATTACATACCCTCGTTAACGTGTCTTTATTTAACTTCGTAACCTCGCGCACTCTCTCCTGATTGATCCCGTGTTCATCTAGAAACCTTCCGTATTTACTACGCTTCTTACCTAATCCAAACATACTACACCACCCGTCTCTATCGCTATATATCTACGAGTGTCGACGAGCCTACTAAAATCAATACATACCTTTCCGTAAAAATACGGAATATTGACCGAGCCGTACACCGTATCCTCTAACATCAAACGTTTAAAGGAGGCGACGGAAGCTATGGATAAGGCGTTATTGAAGCGTATGGCGGGCGAAGTTTCCGTAAAAACACTCGGAGGTATGCTCGTTAATTACGCGCAATCAGTCGCAAAAAATAACGCGATAACTAACGAACTCTTAGACGATATAGCTGCGATCGAAACGTTAATCGCGGAATTGAAATCACGCGGTGGTGTAACTGAAAAACGGCGTGAAGGTAAACGTAAGAAACAAACGGAAGGGGATAACGCGGATGGATCAGTACGTACGGAAAGCGGTCAGCTTCAACGCGAAGAATCCGAACCAGGAAGCGTTACTGAAATGGGTAATGGATCACTGCGGAGACAATTTTAGCGGATATGTAAAGGCGGTCCTATACGCACATATGCACGCCGAGAACCGCCGAGTTTTAGAACAGATGCGTAAGAGCTCCGATAGCTCCTCCGATAATAAGTCCGATGAGAAAGTGCATAAAACGTCGCCTCCTTTTTCTAATATAGTTCCCGCTACAAAGCGTAATTATACCGGGAAGGAATGATCGTTATGGCACGTATTGAAGCGTTAGATTGGGCGGACTTTATGCGCGGTAATGTCGTTGAAAAAGAGCGTAAGTCTACGCTAAGTCTCGTTAAGAAAACGGCCAGCACCGTTCACCTCGCGTTGTTGCCGACGACCGTATTCGCTGCGGTGCCCGGTCAGGATACGTGGACGGAGATATTCACTACGGTACTCAATATCGCGGATTGGTTATGTGCGGGCGTCATCGTTTACGCAGGTGTTACGTGGATGTTCAATAACCGTACGAAGGCGATCGAGTTTATCATGGGCGGCAGCATCGGATACATTATCGTTCGGCACGCGTTAGATATCCGTAACTGGCTGAAAACGTTATAGAGGCGGTGGTCGCGATGATACTTCGAATAAACGGAATAGCGTTACCGAGTGGTACGGCGGATCCTACGGGCAGCGGCGGTATTATGGAACAACTGAACAACTTTGCGGATTGGTTCATCGGTCAGGAAGCGGAGTTACTCGTTAAGCCCGCGTCTAATACGTTGACCGATTGGGCGCGTCATATTGCGGATGTACTTAACGCAAACTCTGCGGAAATCGCTACGCTTGCGATCGTTGTCTGCGCGGTCGGCATGATGGTCGGTCCGCTACTTGGTTCCGGTAGTAAATGGGTCGGCCGCCTGTTCGTAACGTTTTGGGCCGGCGTAATATGGAGCGCTTTTACGTAAAGGAGGCGACTAGTGTGTACGTAACGTATCGAATTATTCCGCACCATACCGTACTCAACTCGGCGTCCCGTAACTTCCAACGCGCACTATACGAACTGCTCAGCGTTAGACAAAAACCGAAACGTGAAGGCTTCCGTATCGTAACGCAGCCAGCACCGGACTTCTATTGGATTACGAAGCTGACTACGGAATCCATCGCCTATTACGTTAGGGTGCCCGCCGAGTTTGCCGATGCGTTCCGTACGAAATTCCGCAATCACGAACAGTGGAGGAAATCTACGCTCGGGATCGTCGATGACTTCGAACTATACGCGGAAGAGAATACGGACTTATACGCGCTAAAGTATAAACGTCACGATATGTTCTCGCTCGACTTCCGCTATAACGAACAGCAAACGCCGGTGCGCGAAGTGTTATCCGTTATGAACGAACTGGCCGGTAACGAAGCAGTCACATTGTTCATTCGCCAGGAAACGGTCGGCCGCGGTAAGTGGAAACGGTTAGTTGATTACGCATGGGAAACGTGGGATAAAGGCGGTGTACCGCAGAAAGCCGGTGTTGATCCGCTACGGGTATTACGCGGCGTAGCTAACGGAATTGTGTACGTTATTTACGAAGTACACGCGCTCGTTAACGACGTGATGTCCGGCATTGAGAAAACGTTCTTCCACGGAGGTGGTTCGCGTACGAAGCTGGAGCGGCCAGTCTTCCGTAATCCTGAGCGCGCGGAGTTATTAGTTAACGGTGATCTGTCCGCGATGACGAAGAACAAACGGAATCTTCCCGTATTCAAAACGTCAATCCGATATGCAGTTACGGCAGAGGACGAAGTGAAACGCGGTATGCTAGCGCGATCGGTGGCGGGCGCTTACGGATCGCTCGCGGGTGATAACCGCTTGGAATCCGTGAAGGTTAATATACGTAGTCGCCGCGATTTCACTCCGGCACTTATGTCCGTTGATGAGCTCGGCAAATTAACGCAGCTACCGACCGCGGAGTTACAAACGGAGTTTGCGGATGTAATGTCGTCGAATCGCCGCGTTGAGATCGAGTTGCCGCGTGTGTTCCTGGATGATAGCGGTATACTCGCGGGCACGGCTACGGATAGAGGCGTAGCGCATAACGTACACGTACCGACGGAGAACGCGAATCTACTGTACACTTTCCGCGCATTCTCGGGGTCGCCGCGTATGGGTAAGGACCAAGCGATGATCAACTTTATCGTCGAGTCATTCCGTAAGCACAAGATAGGCGCGATCATACCGGACTTTATCGACGAGCGGAATAAGGATAGCGACGGTCACTGGAAAGGAATGGCGAACGCAATACGTGATCATATCGAACCGGAACACGTTATCGACCTCGACTTCTCCAATACGGCGTACGCGTTCTATCTCGGACTGCAGACGATATTCCGTAACGTAGAGGATCCGCGTATCGCTGCGGACTTAGTGAGCGAGTACCTTTCGGACTTTTTACTATCGGACGGTGACGAAGATAAGTTTCAGACGCAGGAGTTTTGCCGCGAAGCTGCGAAAGCAACGATGGGCGACCTGCAGGATATGAAGCGGATGTTCAAAGAGCAAAAATTCCGTAAGCAGAAGATCGCGGACCTCGACGATACACTCGATATGGATTTATGGCGCGATTACGATTCGTTGACGGATAAGGGCGGCATGATGTCCGGTAGGCAAGGGCAACTCGCAGCTCCGGTTATTCGGCGTATCGACATGTTAGCTAACCGCGAGTATTCGAAGCCGATGTTTTGCCAGCCGAACCCGAACCCAACCGCGGATTTATACAAATGGATTAGCGAAGGTAAAATCGTTATCCTCCGTATAAAGATGCCGCAGGGAGCCGCGATGCCCGAACCGGTCAAAAAGATATTCGGATACTGGCTCGTCATGCTAACGTTCCTCATTAAACTATCGCTCGATGGCCGCGGTGCCGGTACGATACTCGCGCTTAATGAACCGCATCAATTCCTATCGTCCGGACTCGTACACTTTATCGAGCGCATATTCAGCGAAGCACCGAAGTATAAGTTGATGCTCGTTATGGCATTTCACAACTTCGCGCAATTTAAAAAGTATCCGGGCTTCGTCGATATTCTACTGTCGTCCTCCGTTAACTGGCACCTGTTTAAGAATACGAACCAGGACGCGTATAAACGGTTGATGCCGTATCTTTCACAAACGTTTTCCGATCCGCAGCAAGCGTTCGAGGCTACGAAGGCGTTCCAGTATATCGGAGTATGGCTCGACAGCACCGGAGACTATGCGCCGCCATTCGTAGCAGACGCATTGCCTCGCGTAGCCGATCGGTATAAAACGATGGATAACGAGTTCCTTACGAAGAAACACATAGTCGCGTACGGGCGTCCGACGAAGGAAGTGTTAGCGGAAATTAAGGGGAGGAAGAACGCTGAATAACTCCCCTTACGTTTACTTACGTTTATTGACACGCGATAAGCCGAGTCGGGCCAACGGTGAGAACTGCGAGTGTTGCTCGAGCGCGTGCGTATCGTTCATCTTAGCGTAACCGCGTGTAGTCTCGATATTGGCGTGCGCGACAATACGTTGCAGTACGAATAGCGAGCCTCCGTTAAGCAAGAACGTTGTACAGAAGTAACTACGGAACTGATGCGGATGGGCCAGCGCAAGATCGATACCGGCTTTCTTCGCGTGTTCCTTCAGACGTTTACGGAAGTGGTCCGCGCGTAACGGGTCGCCGTAGTTAGCGAGGAAGATGTAGTCCGTATCGAAATAGCGTTGGTTCTCGTTAATTAACGTTAGAAGCTCGCGTGTAGCATCTGCGGACATTGGGACAACACGCGGCTTCCGGTTCTTGTTCATCGACGCCGGTAACTCGATACAGCGGCCTTTAAAGTTAACGTGCTCCTTACTTAAACCGAGCGCTTCATTAATACGCATACCAGTGTCCGCGAGTAATAGCATTAACGTACGATCGCGTAGGCCGGCGTAAGTTGTCGTGTCTGGTGCCGATAGCAGGCTGCGTAACTCATCGTCATTGAACGTTTCCTTATCTTCCTTATCGAAACGCGGATTCTTTATATTGCGGATTGGGTTAACGTTCAACAAGCCCTCTCCGGTTATGAAGTTGAAGAACGTACGTATTGTGCGCAGTCGGGCCGTGACTGTATACGGAGATAAAGTTTTGCCCGTCTCGCGATTTTCAATACCGCTATATTTCGGCTTAGTGCTCATATAATTTACGTAATCGCGTATATGTTCGGAAGTCACTTCATCAACGTTATTAACATGTGGATAAGATTCGTCCACCCACTCGCGGAAATAACGCCAGTTGACGGTGTAATCATTAAATAGCGTACTACCACGCATGCCGGCCGCCTTCTTAGCGTTATAGAACAAATCGAACGCGTCGCTAAGGCTGAGCGCCAGGTTCGTGCGTACAATACTGCGGTTACCTTTAACGACCGCGCGTCCTTTTCTCGGATCCAAACGAAAAACCCCCTACGTATAGTTATCGTAGGAGGACGTATTAGACTGTGTACCTTCCGTTGCCTGAACGTACCATTCAACGTAGGTAAAACGTTGATATAGCGCGGATTTTAGGTATGGCGCGCCACGGCGGGATTCGAACCCGCGACGCATAGTTTAGGAAAGCGTATGGGTCACGGTTTGCACTCCGAAACCTTTACGGTGCCTAATACGTACATTCAGGCGTAGGTACACAGTTTATACGAGCTCCTACAGTTAACGTTATTTTACCGCAAATAGGACACGCAATACAACGTAAAGGAAATTGGCAAATATACGGAGAATTTATATGTATACGCAGTTTATCTAAATCACGGGGAGCGATCATTTAATGGCGGACAGATTCGAGTATCAAACGATCAGATTCGAACGTAAAGGCGTATTTAAATCGAAGTTTAATCCGGACGAGGAACTCAACCGTTTAGGCGCGGAAGGTTGGGAACTAGTATCGATGTACACTGCGGGAGCCGGCGTAGGTTCTTCCGATGAGCTCTTCGCGACATTTAAACGTAAGAGCGCGTAACGCAGCGACAATAACGGGCACTTAACGGACTAACCTCCGTTGGTGTCCGTTTTTTTTTTATTTTACGGAAAGTGTGCGAAACGCGATCGACGAACGACTATGTAAGTGTAAGGGCAATGTCCCAGGTTTGCGTACTATGAGCAGGTATCAATAGTATAGGCGAAATAATTTTACGGTAATGTGTGCGAAATGGAATCGGCCATCGTTACCGTACCATAACGCAAATTCTACGGAAGGGGATGACGTTGTACTTATGGACACGTTCTTCATCGTTTGGTTATGTGTATGCGCGGTCGGTATTATCGCGTTTTCATTCGGCCTTTACAACGCGGAGGAGGATGATCAGCATGAGTAGTTAGCGTAGCCAATCCCGAGTCAACCATAGGTATTTGCACTATTTGCATATTACGCGCTTAGAACTATTTTTTGTAACGCGAATACTCCTTAGCAGATCGTTGGCGGTATAAAGTTCTATAGCGGAGGCACACCGGAATTAGCGGGACGTAAAACGTCCACAGATTTTCCACTATAATTACCGCGTCCAGTACCGTAGGGGTTCCGATAATACCTCCGATACCCTAACGAGCCTAAAACGTGTGGAAATTACGTGGATGATCCTATACGAGAGGTGAGCGCGAAACATACGCGGGCGGCGCGGCGAGTTGTACGGTGTTATTCTTTTATCTTTTAAGGTCCACGCGGTTCCTTATATGTTAAATATACCGCGATAAACGGGTTTTTCGGTCTCTAAGCGTACGAACTTAATAAGAACATAGTGATTATTAAGTGAGTTAAGGTCTTAAGTACTTAAATCTTTAAAGAAAAGATCATTAAAATAACGGAGCACGCCACGTAAGTCAACACGTAATTTTCATCAGGTAGTGACCGCGCGCCAAATCGTTTGCACTATTTTACACATTCGGAGGAGGAACGAAATATGAACGTTACGATAACCGCGAATTACGCTCTAGCTGCGGACGATACGCAGTTCACCTTACAGCGCCGCCACCTCGTAGACCCGACGCGCTCACCGTGGTATAAGCCGGAAATGGGCGTTGAGATACGCGAAGACTGGCGCCCTATCGGTTACTATCCGCTAACATCGGACGGCCTGGCGTCTGCAGTACGGAGCGCGATCGTACGTGACGTGAATAACGCAACGGAGGCGCGTACAATTGCGGACTTAGTTGTCGAGTATACGAAGGAGACTGCGCGACTCAATAACGCTATAACGTCCGCGATACTTCCTGCGCTGGCGGCATGTTCCGCGCCAGTAGCTTCGGAGTAGGTGACGCGATGAACGATCCATTTGCGCAGAGAATGATGGAGGTTACGCAGCAGTCGGAAGCGTATTATACGGCGCGGATCGCGGAATTGACTGCGGAAGTTAAGCGTCTACGTACGAATATAACGGAGCTGCAGACGTATGCGGAAACGGAGGCGGCGGAGTATAATGCGAAGGATAATGGCGCAGGTATG